ATTTGATCGGTGATAGGTGGGTTCGGCGCGGATCATCCCTTCTCTTTGTCGGTCAAAGCGGATGCGGCAAAAGCTCAATGGCCGCGTATCAGGGTCTGAAGTGGGCATCCGGCGAAGCTTGGTTTGGCGTAAAGCCCGTCCGTGCGCTAAAAGTAGCTTACATTCAGGCGGAAAACGACATCGCCGATCAGCATGATGCGCTCAAGGGCGCTGCTCAGATGACCTTCGGCAAGGAGAACTGGGAGCGAGGTCTTCGGAGTGCGAACATGTTATTCTTCCGCGAGACGGTGAGAACGGGTTCCGACTTCGCGACGATGCTGCGCCGACTCGTTCGCAAGACTAAGGTGGACGTGGTTTACATTGACCCTCTGCTCTCCTACATGGGTGGCAATCCATCGGATATCGAGGTCTGCGCGAACTTTACGCGACACTTGCTCCAGCCGATTATGATGGAGACAGGCGTAGTCCTGATTCTCGTCCATCACTTCCCGAAGCCCAAAGGTCGAGACGACAAGCCGGAGAGCGTGGCAGAGATGGCCTACTCAGGATTCGGATCGTCGGACCTAACGAACTGGGCCAGAGAGGTGATTGTGATGAAGGAAGTTGGTTTCAATCAACCTCGACAATTTATGCTGGGAATGGCGAAGCGAGCGGATCGTTCCGGCATGACGGACAAAGACGGAAAAGTCACCGGATCGATTATGATCCAGCGCGGTACGGGTGGCGACATCTCATGGAACTACGCAGACCCGCAGAAGTTCGTCGTCGATAAGGAGTCGGCCAAGAAGCCGTACGTCAAAGGACGCTATCCTAAGCGTTAGCTTTTTCGCGCAACGCTCGACGACGACCTTTCGCAGCAAGCGATTGGAACTTCGCCTTGCCGAGCTTCTTACGTCCAATGTAGGCCGCAAGAGCCGCAGGATCTTTGACGCCCTTCTTCTCAAGAGAGCCGATAAGCTTCTCGTAACGACCGCCACCACCAAGTTTCATCTTGTCCATAAAATGTAGAATGAGTTGTTGCTGACGAAATCACCAAGCGGCGCAGCTCCAAAATTTAGGCGTCGTCTTGTCCTTCGCCTCCGCGCAGTTATGCCGCGCACGGAAATTCTTACGACGCTCAGGATTCGACTTCTTGATCGTCATATCAGGATCGCCGAAGCGAACGATGACAACCTTGTTCGCCGGATTCTTAACGTACACCGCGCTCTTCTTCCGCTCACCCGGCGTGTAGAAGGGCTTGTTCAGCGTCACCTTCTTGCCCTGATAGGTATTACCTTTCTTGGAGAGGGAGGTTTTCATTTCTCAAGATCCTCTTTAATCATCTGATACCGATCTTGTTCCATTTTCAAAACTCTAGGCCAAAGACGCTCGAAACGATTCATCTGTGCTTGCGTGGCTTGGTCGATTGGTTTTGAAACAATGTTAAGGTATTCAGGAGTCTTCACAACACGACCAACAGCAGCAGCGGTAGCATCGCTAATCCCCTTTCCAAACTGCCGGTATGCAGCGTATCCACCAAGGCCAGTCAATGCGCCCATCGGACCAGCAGCCTGAAAACCAACGTAGCCACTTAAAGCTGGCAAAACTATTTCCCTAAAAACACTCGGTTTTCCAAGATCGGAAACCTGCTCCAACTGAGTGGCGATTTTCGTAATGCGAGAGATTCCATCGTCCCCAAACAATCCTTTGGTTATCCCAAAGTATTTGCCGGGAGCTTCGCTTGTTCCAACAAGATCTTTGATCTTTGCCGTGTTGATTTTGTTTCCGTCAACCGACTCCGCAATGATGCGTCCAACCAAAAGGTTTTGAGCATCGCCGATCAGGTCAGGTCTTGATTGGCCAACAGCCTTCAGAAACTGCTTGCTACGGTAGTTGAGAGATTCCCCCTCCTTGGCAACCAAGAAATCAATCAGGCTAGAAGGCTCAAAACTTTCAAGCTGACCTCCCGGTTCCAATGCTTTTTTAACTGCTGCGTTGAACCTTCCACGCGCATTGCTGGTTGTTACAACCGCCTCTTCAAGAGCTTTGTACAGCGGTTTTCCGCTTTGCGTCTCAATGTTCCTGATAACGTCGTCTAACTTGATCGTATCAAGAACGTCAAAGTTTTTATCGCGAGCATCTCGAACTCTGGCCTCAATGGCCGCAAGAGAGTCGATGATCCGCTGTTCCCTTGAAGTTATGTTCTCAGCCTTAAGTTTGGCGTTTGTTTCCGCAATCTGACCTTCCTGTTTGATTGCAGCGTCGAGTCTTACCTGCGCTCCAGAAATGTTGTTGGAAACATCTGTTTTCAAAGCGTCGATTTTACCTTTCAGTTCGTTTGCTTGTTTTTCAAGAACTGCCTTTTGGTTGACCAATGAACTATACTTTGAGGCAACATCAGTTATTTCGGAAATGTCTGGAAACAATTCGTCAATAACCTCTTTCTGAAGACCAGTCGCCTTTCCACTGTTTCCAGCGGTAATCGCCTTCAGAAAATCATTTGGATTTTCACCGCGTGACTGAATGAAAACAAACTGCCTCAAATCCGGCTTTATCTCGTCGTATCGAGTTCCAAGGAGGTTTTTTAGAAGCCTCAGATTTTGAGGTCCAGTTGCGCCAGCAATGGTTCCAACGATTCCCGGCATCCCACCTTTTTCTCCAGCTTCTCTCAGAATCTTGTCTGCAAAAAATCCTTTAAACCTTGAAATTCCAGTACTGTAGAATTTGTTTTCAGCCTCAAGAAGCTTTTTTAGGGGTAGGTTGCTTGCCAATGCTTGATCAAGCTGTCCGTTAATTTTTTCCAATCGCTCAAAAACCGAATAATCAGCTTTTTGAACCTGCTTGTTAAAATCAATTTCTTTAAGAATTCTGCTTCGCTCTACTCTAAGTTGATTAGCGGTTTTTACTACTTCAACTTCTTTGCCGTCAGCGTCAATTTCTTTTAAGGTTATTTTTACTTCATCAAGTTGCGGTTTGATATCAGAGTAACCTTCTTCACTTTCCTTCTTAAAAACCTCAAGTTCCTCTTTGCCAATCTGTTGCGCCTTAAGTCCAAGCGAGTCTCGCGTGATTCCGCCAGTAGGGCCATATCCAGCAGCACGACCAGCCTCAATGCTGGAAATCTGTTGGTTTAAATCAGCGACTTGAGTGTCGATTTTCTGCCTCTCAACAGACTCTACAGGCAGTGACTCGCGCCGCTTTTTAAGCTGATCGATTTCATCTCGAAGTCCTTGAGACTCGACACTTGCACGACCTTCTAATGATCGAACGACATCCGTCAAACGCGCATCACGCGAAGCATTTCGAACATCTATCAAGTTTGTGATTCGATTCCGAAGAGCCTCAGACTCTCCAACAAAAGAGTCGATTGCATCGTTGGCAACCTTATTGGCCTGCTCGTCTGGAACCGCTATCGACTTTTGGAGTTCTGTTCTGATTGCGTCAGAAAGATCTTGCCCAGTCAAACCGGACGAACCGGAATTGTTCATCGACTGGCTGACAACATTTCTGATCTGTTCCTGAAATTGCTGAGGATTCAGTCCTGAATTTGGAGAATAAAGAGCGCGAGCAAGATCGCCGGAAAATCGATCAAACATTCCAGATGAACCTTGTTCAACCATTTGCTTTCTGATGTCTTCTGCTCGATCCTTGATAAATTGCTGCGTAAACGGGAGTTGCAATTCAGCGGCCAAAGCTCTCGGATTAAAATTAAATCCGCTTCTCCAAGCTCCCACATCAAATCCGCTTCTTGCCAAAGCACCTCCACCCCTTGCAAGCCCACTTAGAGTTGGACTCAGAAATCCACCAAGCCCAGTTCTAAAAAGAACATCAGACAAATCAGCGGAGTCTTGGTCTAAAGTTTCAATGCCAGCTTGAAGACCAGACGTTAAAGCTCCGCTTCCAGCTTCTTTTGCAAACTGTGTGAATTTTCTGGCCTGTTGAGCCACTGGAACACCGGGAATTGCCTGAGCAAACATTTCCCCTGCGCGATAAGGTTCTGGGGATACAGTTTGCCCCAACCCTGACGCCGCAAGGTTAACTCCGGCTTCAGTCGCCAATCCAGTAGCAATACCCATTCCGGCAATAAACGGAGCAGAAATAAGAGATGCTGAAATAGGAAGTCCGGTTGCAAATCCACGCCGCATTCCGCGAGACTCAGCTTGTGCCAGCGGAGTAAGCTGTCCAGACGGGGCAATTCGACCGCCCAAATATTCTGGAGGCGCAATTTGACCTGAAGGCTCAGGTAATCGCCCCATCTCACCAACAAACTTCTCCAATCCTCCAACCTCTGCGGATCGTTTTACTGCTTCGCTCATGTCTGGAGGCAACGCGCCAACCAATCCTTGCTCCTCACGCCGACGCATTTCGGCAATCGTGGCTGGACCTTGCGACTGAGGTTGAACCGAGATTCCTTGCGCAGACTCAAAATCAGCAATCGATTTGAAATCCGATTCAGTGGGTGGATTCGGATTCGACCAGTTGTATTCCTTGCCGGAAGGAGATTTAATTGTTCCCATGATTATTTAGGGGAAGACGGTATGTAAATGAATCCTGAAGCAGCGTTCGTTGAGTTTGTAATCGGCGTAACACCGGGAGGAAGCGAAGGGGCGGCTCCAGTTGAAGGAGCCGGAGCTGATTGCTGCTGCTGACCAAACGGTGTAAACGGAAGCTTAAATTGTTCAACAAGCTCGTTTGCAAGCCTGACCTGCTCTGGTCTAATCCTGTATTGATCTTTGGAGGAACGAATTGTTTTGTACAAGTCTTCAGCAGACATTTTTGCAAAATTTCTAACATCGTTTGCAAAGTTGTTGCTTTTAATATTTCCAAGAGCGGCAACAAGTCTCTGCATTTCGGGTAAAGTAACAGCCTTTCCAGACTGCTCAAAAGCTGATTTGTTAAAAGTATTTTGAAATCGCTGCAACAAAGCGTAAGCGTCTCTTTCCTCTTGATTCCTTGCGCCTGCCAACTTTTTTTCTATGTCGGAAACTCTTCCATCAATAATCCCAACATACTTCTGCATGGTTTTCGGGCCATAATTTTTTTCAAAGGTATCTAGGTTTTTAACAAGATCGCCAGAAATAGACGCAATTGTTTCATCTCCACTAATCCTAGCTTCAGCTTTTCCTTCAGGCCAATTCCATTTGTTGCTCAGAGCGTTCGACTCAATGATATCCTTGGTAGTTTGATCTGGTTTTCCAAACAACGATTCATATTCGCTAACAGCTCTTTCAGACAAACGCATTTTAGCGCGCTCAGACGGAGAAAGCTGCTCTATCTTTCGCTGATCAACAGTGTCTTGAGCTTTCTTTATTCGCTCTTGAAGGGGGATTGTTTTTTCTAGCAGAGAGAATTGCGTAAAAACATCTGGAGTGAGTTTTCCTGTAATCTCTTTCTCTTTGATCTGCTCTCTAATGATCGGCAAATTTTTCTGATAAACCTCTTCATTAACTTGGCCGGTCTGAGGGTCGAAAACATCGATACCTTGGTTCTGCATCGCTTCGATGCTATTTGCTCTAAGTTTATCGAACTGTTCGCGAGCTTTGATGATTTTTGCTCGCGGAGAATACTGCTGAAGACCTTGGTACGCTTGAGTTGCCTGCTGGTTGAACACCTTTGACCTGAAGCGTGGCAACGCAGGCATTGGAGACTTCAGCTCAGGATCGTTGAAATAGGTTCCAACTTCCTCATTAAACTTCTGAAACGTATCGTACTCAGCAGACTGTGCCTCCTGCTCCGACAACGCCTGAGCATAAGCATTCGATTGAATCTTGTTCTGAAGATCCGCCTGACGCTGGCGCATAATCTGATCCGCCGTCTGCACCTGCAATTGCTCCATCATCCGCTGCTGCGTTTGTGCGCGGTCAAACAGCGATGCGCCTAGCTGAAATGCTTGAAGAGATTGGTCGGCCATAAATCAAGGT